TTAAAATGGCTGAAGCAATTATGGACACAGCAGGTGCAGTTGCCAAAGTCTTGCCTAATATACCTTTAGCCATTGCTATAGGTGCTTTTGGTGCTATTCAAGTTGCATCTATTGCTTCATCACAATATCAAGGTCGTAAACAAGGTGGTCGAGTAAATCAAGGACAGCCATATATGGTTGGTGAAGCAGGTCCCGAATTAATAGTGCCAGATAAAGCATCAAATGTAGTTCCTAATCATCAATTAGGTGGCATGGGTAAACCAGTAACAGTTAATTTTAATATAAGCACAGTAGATGCTAAAGGATTTAATGAGTTATTAGTAAATTCAAGAGGTACTATAGTTAATCTTATAAATAGTGCTGTAAATGAAAAGGGTAGAATGGCTATAATATGAGTGGAGCATTACCAAATACAAACTTTATTTCAGTTAATCTTTCAAGTAATCAAAAGACTTTGTTTTCTGAAACCGATAGTGGAAAAACATTTCGTAGACAAGTACAAGGTCAAAAATTTAGTTTTACAGTCCAATATCCACCTATGAAAAGGTCAGAATTTGCACCAATTATGGCATTTATAATGAAGCAAAGAGCCAGAAAAGAAGATTTTACAATAACAATGCCAAGCTATTTAAATGCATTAGGAAACGAAAGTGGAACTTTATTAGTTGATGGAGTTCATGCAGTCGCAGATACAACTATAGCTATAAATGGATTTGCAGGTGATGGTGCAGGTAGATTAAAAGCAGGTGATTTTATAAAGTTCGCACATTCTAAGGTCTATATGGTTGTAGAAGATGCGACATCATCTAGTAATGCATCAACAGTAACAATAGAGCCACCTTTAAGAGAAGCATTAGCAAATGATAGTGCTGTAACTTATGATGGAGTTCCATTTACAGTACATCTAGCAAGTGATGTTCAAGAATTTGCAACAAGCGAAAATGATGGTAATGGTAACTTATTATTTAGTTATGAGTTTGATGTAATAGAAAGTTTATAAATGGCTAGAGGTTTAACAAGTGCAGTCAAAACAGAACTAGCTACTGGAAACATAGAACCAGTTGTTTTAATAGATTTTGGTTTTGCAACACCAGTTTATTTAACTAATGCAAGTTTTGATATAACTTCTGATATTTCTGGAACATCAAGAACCTATTTATCTAATGGGCATTTACAAAGTATAACTGGGGTTAGTGAAACAAATAAACCCACAAAGAATAGTTTATCTATAAGTTTATCAGCAGTAGACCAGACATATGTGTCTATAGTTCTTAATGAAAATATAATAAATGATGACGTTCATATTTATAGAGGTTTTTTAGATACAAATTTAGCTTTAATATCAGACCCATTTTTATTGTTTTATGGTACAATTAACAATTATAAGATTACCGATAATACAACGAGGGCAAATTTAATTCTAACAATTACATCACATTGGGGAAATTTTAGTAAAACAAGTGGCAGGACAACCACCGATAATTCCCAAAAAAGGTTCTTTAGTTCTGATAAAGGCATGGAATTTTCTGCACTCACAGTAAAAGATATTAAATGGGGTAGAGTATGAGTATACATTTATATCAAGCTGAAAAGAAAGATTTACAAACAATTTGTGATTTATTGATAAATTTTAAAGATGAAGATTTAGTTGATTTAGATTATCCAGAAGTAGACGAGCCTAAATTAAAAAACTTTATTAATGCAATATTACAAAAGGGAAAAGTAATTTTATTAAAAGATTTGGATTTAGACCAAGTTATTGGGTGTACTATTTTTCACAAAACAGAATATTGGTTTAGTAAAAGTGAATGTATTCATATTCATACAATTTATGTTAAGAAAAGTTTTAGAAATTTTAAATTAGTTACAGCTTTAGTTGATTCAATTAAAAAAGTCGCAAAAGGTTTACCAATGTATTTATCGGTAACATCTGGTTTACATATAGACCCAGTATTTCAAAAACTTGGTTTTAAAAATTTAGGCTCTAATTGGAGATTAAATTAATGTGTAATCCATTTGAAGCAGTAGAAAATTTTGTTGAAGATGTAGTTGATGGTGTAGTTGGTTTTGTTGAAGATGTTATTGGGTGGATAATACCCATGCCAGAAATACCAGATTTTTCACAACAAAATTCTGAACAACAAGCAAGAGGGGTTTTAGTTAATAAATTTACTGCAAATGGTCATATTCCTATTGTTTATGGAACAAGAAAAGTTGGTGGTCATGTAGTTTTTTTAGAAACATCTGGAACAGATAACCAATATTTATATATGGCTCTTGTATTAAGTGAGGGTGAAATAAATGACATTTCCTCAATACAAATTAACGATAATACAGTTACATGGTCTGGAGATATTGCAGATAATACACAAATAACTGTTGGAAGTGGTGATGCTAATTTTTATGATGGTGCTAGTTTAATAACCTGCGAACCCCATTTTGGTTCTGATAGTCAAAGTGCATCAAGTTTATTATCTACCCTTAGTTCTTGGACAAGCAACCATAGATTAAGAGGTTTGGCATATCTTGCTATTAGATTTGAGTGGAATCAAGATAAGTTTGGCTCATTACCGAGTGTGACAGCGATAGTTCAAGGCAAAAAGGTATATAACCCTAACTTAGATGGAACTGTTACTGGTGGCTCTGGTAGCCATAGGAAAGACACAAGTTCAACTTGGGCATATTCAGATAATCCTATATTGCAATTATTAGATTATTTAAGAAACGAAAGATTTGGAATGGGAATAGCTAATAGTTATTTTGATAGTAACTTTGCTGATTGGCAAACTGCTAGTGATGTATGTGATGCTAATATTACCCCTTATAGTGGTGCAAGTCAGATTGATTTAATGGATAGCCATATTGTCATTGATACCTCAAGAAAAGCTATTGATAACGTAAAAGAATTTGTGAGGGGTTCAAGGTCATATTTAAATTTTTCATCTGGTGTATATAATATATTAGTTGAAAGTACTGGTTCAGCATCAATTACATTAACAGAAGATAATATTATTGGTGGCATATCAGTTTCAAGTAAAAGCAAAAACTCCAGATATAATAGAGTTATTGTGAATTTTACTAACCCAGATAAAAACTATCAATCAGATACAGCACAATTCCCACCAGTAGATGAAACTGGAATAGCTAGTGCAGACCAACATGCAACAATGAAAACAGCAGATGGTGGCTTACTTTTAGAGGGTAGGTTTGATTTTTCTATGTTTACAAGCCCATATCAAGCCCAAGAGATGGCAGAAATCATTTTAAGGAGGTCTAGGTCTAGTTTAGATGTTTCGTTAAAGACAGATGCCACAGCACTAGATTTATCTATTGGGGATATTGTTAATATAACTCATGCAACACCAAGTTTTTCTGCAAAACCTTTTAGAGTACAAAATTTAACTCTTAATTCAGACCACACAATTAATTTACAATTATCAGAACATCAAGATAGTTTTTATACATTTGGAACACAACAAGAGGTTGCGACAATACCAAATACAACTTTGCCTAATCCATTTACAGTTCAACCCCCTGCAAGTGTTACGTTATCAGACCAATTAATTCAATATAATGACGGAACAGTTATTGTTGCATTAGATGTTTTAGTTGGTGCAAGTCCAGATAAATTTATCGATTTTTATCAGGTAGAATATAAATTAACTTCTGAATCTGATTTTATTATTTATGCACAAGGTTCTGGTCTTAATCATAGAGTTTTAAATGTTATTGACCAATCAACTTATGACGTAAGAGTTAAAGCAGTCAATACAGCAGGTGTTTCTTCAACTTATGTATCAGCACAAAGAACCATAGTTGGAGCAATCGCACCCCCAAGTGATGTAACAGATTTTTCATGTAATGTTTCTGGTCAAGAAGCACATTTATCGTGGGAAGCTGTAACAGACTTAGATTTAGCCTATTATAATCTTAGATTTTCAGAAGAATTAGACGGAACAGCCGATTGGCAAAACTCGGTTGCTTTAGTTGAAAAAATATCAAGACCTGCAACTTCAATATCAGTACCATCAAGAAAAGGAACATATCTTATCAAAGCTGTGGATAAATTAGGTAACTTTAGTTCAAATGCTACTGCAATAATTTCTAATGTTAGTGGAGTTTTAAACTTTAATGCAATAACAACCCAAGCAGAACACCCTACATTTAATGGAACAAAAACAAATGTTGTATTATTAGATGGTGCTTTAGAATTAGATAGTTCAGAATTATTTGATTCAGCAAGTGGGAATTTTGATACAAATACAACTAGGTTCTTTGATTCTGGTGCTAATAATGCAGATTTTTTATCTACTGGTAACTATGAATTTGCAAATGTAATTGATATTGGTGCTAAACATACTGCAAGAGTTACAGCATCAATAACACAAAGTTCAGATAATCCAGATGATTTATTTGATAATAAAATTGGAAATTTTGATGATGCTAGTTCTAACTTTGATGGTGATACCCCTGCAAACTGTAATGCTCATTTAGAAATTGCTACAAGTGATGATAATAGTACATACACAAATTTTAGAAATTTTGTTATTGGAGAATACGAAGCTAGATATTTAAAATTTAAGGTTGTTTTAACTTCAAGAGATTTGGCTAGTACCCCAGTTGTATCGGCAGTAACTGTTACTGTAGACATGCAAGACAGAATATTTAGTGGTAATGATATAGTTTCTGGAACAACAACTAAATCTGTTACATTTACAAATCCATTCAAAAGTGGTAATTATGCTTTAGGAATAACTGGGCAATCAATGGCAACTGGAGATTATTTTACAGTTTCAAATAAAACAATAAATGGATTTGATGTTGCCTTTTTAAATAGTTCTAATTCTGGAGTTTCTAAAACTTTTGATTTTATTGCAAAGGGATTTTAAAAGGAGTATAAATAATTATGGCACAATCAACAGATTATACTATTGCAAACCAATCTTTCCCATCATTTAGAAGTGATTTGAATGATGTTTTAGAGTCAATAAACACAACAAATTCTGGGAGTTCAAGACCTGCAAGTGCTGTATCTGGTACATTTTGGCTAGATACTTCAAGTGCATCAGCACCTATTTTAAAGTTTTATGATGGTTCAGACGATATTACATTTGCAACATTTAACACAACTGCAAATACTGTAAACGTATCGGATTCAGCAACAGATGTTTTAGGTGATACAAGTCCACAATTAGGTGGTGATTTAGATGTAAATAGTAATTCAATAGTAAGTGCATCAAATGGTAATATAGCAATAACACCTAATGGTTCTGGTAAAGTTATATTAGATGGATTAAGCCACCCAACAGCAGATGGAAGTGCAAACCAAGTTTTAAAAACTGATGGTTCTGGAAACCTAGCTTTTGTAACACCTTTTTCAGCATCATCACAAAACACATTTACTAAAGCACAATTACCAAGCACATTTACTGGTACTGGATTAACATTAGATTTTGATACATACCAAAACTTTATATTAACATTATCAGCAGGTTCTAATTCATTAGCTAATCCAAGCACAGAAGCAAGTCAGATAGGGCAAACTGGGGTAATTATATTCATACAGCCATCAAGTGGGTCGGCAGGTACAGTATCGCTTGGAACAGACTATGAAAGTGTTGGTGCAGGTGGTCTTACACTATCAAGTGCAAATAGTGCTTATGACGTTGTTCCTTATGTAGTCAAAGCTGATAATTCAATCTTATTAGGAACAGCACAACTAGGGTTTGCATAATGTTTAGTTCTGAAAATTGGTTTGGTGCAAGTGCAGGTTTCTATAATCGTGTTGCTACACAGTCATTAAGGTTTGATATTGCAAGTACATCTTATTTAAAAAGACAACCGAGTGCAAGTAATAGAAAAACCTATGTATTAAGTTTTTGGTTAAAGCCAAGCAACGACACACTTAATAGTTCATTTTTAGTAGCAAGAACTGGAAGTGGGGGAACTTACACAAATCTTTGTTTCAGTGCATCAAACAATACAATCCGTGTAGTTGATAATCAAACAAGTTATCCTGCTCTACAAACATCAGGACAATATCGTGATGTATCAGCTTGGTATCATATAGTGTTTGCTGTGGATACAACACAAACAACTAATTCAAATAAATTAAAAGTATATGTAAATGGCACAGAACAAAGTTATGGCACATCATATTAT